CACTTGACCCATTGGCAACGATGGGTCTTTTTTATTATGTTTACCTTGAAAGGGCTTGACAATGTTTAAAATTCGTGATATATTTAAGTTTCAAATTGAGAGAAGAATCACCTCTCAACCTGTTTTATTTAAGAGTGATTCATATTATGGAGAAAAAAAGATGTCAAAAAGACAATCTAATTCTGTGAAGTCAAAAATCCTTGCGTATCTTTCAAAAGAAAGCGGTTACAATACTTTAACAGCTGCTAAAATGCAATCTGTTTTTGGTGTTGCAAACCCATCAGCAACAATCAATGAGTTGCGTAATGATGGTCATGCTATCTATTTAAACACACGCATTAATACAAACGGTGATAAAGTTTCATTCTACCGTTTGGGTGCACCTACAAAGCGTATGGTTGCAGCTGGTATCGCCGCTATTCGCAAACAAGGTGAGAGAGCATTTGCCTAAAATATTTTAGGATCCACAAGAAAGGTGTGATACATATAGGTGTCACACCTTTTTTTTATTATTGAAATGGACATATCATGGAAATTCAAGTTAAAATTGAAGAATTAAAAAAGAATAAATTGTTTGTGGCAACACCAATGTATGGTGGTATGGCTCACGGTCTATATGTTAAATCATGCCTAGACTTACAAACAACCATGTCAAGATATGGGATTGAAACCAAGTTTTCATTCTTATTCAACGAATCACTCATCACACGAGCAAGAAATTATTTGGTAGATGAATTCTTACGCTCAGGTTTTACACATCTACTATTCATTGATTCAGATATTCATTATTCACCACAAGACATCATCGCTTTAATGGCATTAGATAAAGATGTTATTGGTGGTCCTTACCCTAAAAAATCTATCAATTGGTCCAATGTAGCACAAGCTGCACGAAACCATCCAGATATGGAACCAAAAGAATTAGAAACATTGGTTGGTGAGTATGTGTTTAATGTTGTAAAAGGCACATCTCAATTTCAAGTGACTGACCCATTAGAAGTATTAGAAATTGGTACTGGTCACATGATGATTAAACGCCATGTATTTGATAAGATGAAAGAAGCATACCCATTAATTCAATACAAACCAGACCATGTTGGTCAAGCTAACTTTGATGGTAGTCGGTACATCCATGCTTACTTTGATACTGTGATTGATACGAAAGATTCAATTACTGGTGGTGGTTCAGAACGATACCTATCAGAAGATTATATGTTTTGCCAAATGTGGCGTAAGATTGGTGGTCAAATCTACTTATGTCCATGGATGAAAACACAACACATTGGCACTTATGCCTTTACCGGAGATATGCCAAAGGTTGCACAATATACAGGTAAGTTATAATGCTTATTGGTGTGGTGGGTTTTATTGGTTCAGGTAAAGGCACCGTTGGTGATTTACTAGAACAAAAAGGTTTTGTCAAAGATAGTTTTGCAAAACCATTGAAAGATGCCTGTGCAGTTATGTTTGGATGGCCTCGTGATTTACTTGAAGGTGATACCGAGGAGTCCAGACAATGGCGAGAACAACCTGATGAATTTTGGAGTGAGAAGATAGGCAAGAAGTTTTCACCTAGACTAGCACTTCAATTATTAGGCACCGAAGCTGGGCGTAATGTCTTTCATAAAGATATATGGGTCAATTCATTATTGAAACGGGCAGGTGATAAAAATGTGGTCATCACAGATGTTCGCTTCAAAAATGAGTTAAAGTTTATCCATAAAAATAATGGTATCATTGTTCGTGTTAAACGAGGGCCTGAACCAGATTGGTATCAAGATGCTATTACATTCAATAAAGGTGACCGATATATTGGATGGGCATTAGCAAAAGAAAGGTTAAAACGAAAGGGTATTCACCAATCAGAAACAGATTGGGTGGGTTCAAAGTTTGATTATGTAATAGAAAACGAAGGCACTTTAGAAGAACTCGGTAATAAAGTAGATGACCTCTTGCAATTTATTCAAAAATGATTTATAATGTATTTGTTATTATTAGAAAAGGTGAAAGTATATGAAATTATCAAACGAAACATTTGCTCTATTAAAGAACTTTGGTGCCATTAATCCTGGTATCCACTTTAAGAAAGGTAAAACTCTCAAAACAGTTTCTTCACATAAAAATATTCTAGCTCAAGTGGATATTAATGAAGAAATTCCTGCCGACTTTGGCGTATATGACTTGAACAACTTCTTATCTGTGGTATCTTTACATAAAGATGACCCATCATTTGAGTTTGATGAAAAACATGTTGTGATTGTTGGTAATGGCGGTCGTAGTAAGATTAAATATCGTTTCTGTGAACCAACCATGTTAGTAACACCACCAGAAAAAGATATTGCTTTACCTGAATGTGAAATCTCCCTAGATTTGACTGAATCTGATTTTGATTGGATTATGAGAGCTGCAGCTGTATTGACTTCACCACAAATTGCAATTGAATCTGATGGTTCTAAAGTAAATATTGTTACACTAGATTTAGCTAATGACGCTGCTCACACCGATGCTCTTGAGATTGGTAAAGGTAATGGTGATAAGTATCGTATGATTTTCAAAACAGAGAATCTCACCAAGTTATTAAATGGTAGCTATAGTGTTAAGATTACATCTAAAGGCATCTCACACTTCAAACACAAAAACATTCCATTACAATATTGGGTTTCAACTGAGCAAGGTTCTAAATTTGAGAAAGGTAATTAATCATGGCTGTTAAGTTATTTCAAAACGCCTTTAGTGGTAATGCCTCAAACTCAATTGCAATTAATCCTGCTCATGTAATGTCAGTATTTGAATCTAATGGTATTAATCCAGATACTGGTGAAGAAGAACGATTAACAAACATTTTTAGTGTTTCAGGCAACACCTGGCAAGTCAAAGATTCATATCTTGATGTGATTGCTAAATTGAATGAAGAATAATTTTATATTTTATATTATGAGGTGTGTGAATGGAACATTTATTATGGACGGAAAAACATCGTCCTAAAAGAATAGAAGACTGCATATTGCCTGAACGGTTGAAGAAACCGTTTCAGGAGTATGTTAATCAAAGTAATATCCCTAATCTTCTACTTGCTGGTGGTGCAGGTGTTGGTAAAACAACTGTAGCTAAGGCGATGTGTGAAGAAATTGGTTGTGATTATATGGTCATCAATGGTTCGGATGATAGAAACATTGACACCTTTCGTACCACAATTAAAAATTATGCTTCATCTATGTCTTTATCTGGAGGCCGCAAGGTCGTCATTATAGACGAAGCAGATTATCTCAATGCAAACTCAACTCAACCAGCCCTTCGTAATGCAATAGAAGAATTTGCAGCTAACTGTTCATTTATCTTTACATGTAATTACAAATCTAAAATTATACAACCACTTCATTCAAGATGTGCTGTTATTGATTTTGGCCTTAAAGCTGATGAGAAGGCCTCTATGGCATCCCAATTCTTTAAGAGAATTCAAGGCATCTTACAAACTGAAGAAGTAGAGTATGATGATAAAGTAATTGCTGAAGTAATTAAGAAACACTTTCCAGATTTCCGTAGAGTGTTAAATGAATTACAAAGATATAGCCAGTTTGGTAAAATTGATGTTGGTGTTTTATCTCAAATTGAAAATGTTCAGATTGATGAAGTCATTAAGTATATTAAAGCAAAAGACTTTTCTGCTATTCGTAAATGGGTAGCTACAGCTGGGTTAGATTCTAATGTGGTGTTTCGCCAAATATATGACGCTTTATATGAAGTTATGAAACCACATTCTATACCACAAGCTGTTTTAATTATAGCTGACTATCAATACAAGAGTGCATTTGTGGCTGATCCTGAAATCAATCTAGTTGCCTGTTTAACTGAATTGATGGCCAATTGTGAATATAATTAATGTTTGATTCAATCTTCGCTGATGGAGAATTAAAACAATTCTTATTGAGTAAAAATGAAAACACAAAATGGATTAATACGCCATTTGAAAAATATTCCAATTTAACAACAAAAACTAAAGGTGAATTTGGTGAACTTTTTGTTAAGAAATGTTTAAGTCTAAAGGGTCATCATATTGCAAAAAGAAAGAATTCAGGACATGACTGTCTTGTTGATAACATTAAAACAGAAATTAAGTTTAGTTTAGATGGTGTAATTAATCATGTTTCATTATATAAAGATTGGGAAAGAATTATATTTTGTTTCATAAAACAACCTGAAGAAGATTCTTTAATTATCTATATGAATAAAGATGATTTTACAAAACATATGAGTAGCGGTTATTCTGTATTTAATAGACAACAGGGCGGTAAAAATAGTAACAATGATGACTATATGTGTGGAGAAAAAGATTTAATATTATTGAAATCAACAGGACAAGCTAAATGTATAACAGAATGGATAGCAAAAAATCCAAGTAAAGAGTTTATAATTACTAAAAGAAATACCATAGAAGACTATGCGATTTGAGGACGAAGATCCATCTAGGAGAAACAACTTACCATATCCAATGGATGTTGGTTCTCCAAAGTTTGATTTAGTTCCAGTCAAATCACAAAAAGACCATATGCTCAACATCGCAAGGTTGAGCGCTCAACAAGAGTATGATAGAATTATGGAGTTGGTCAATGTATTAAGAAAACAAGCTGACCAAATTAAGAAAAGACTAGATTTAACTGATATGATTTATGATGCTCATTACGAGTTTCAAGTAGTTCATGGGCAAACATATTGGTTAATCTATCACAAAAGAACACAAAGAAATATATTAAGTATTAATGGTCCTAAAGATTGGAGTTCTGGACCACCATTTGATTATGAATACATATGTGCTGTTAAGTCATTAGGTGACCACACATGGATAGAAGTTGAAAGTGAGAAGATATGAGTGTATTTGATTATGTAAATGCAATATTAGACAATAAAAAAGATTTAATTGTTGACGAAATAACTGAAAAGTCATATGACGCTTTCATCGTAAATAGAGCCCTTTCTTTACATAAAGATTGTATATTTTATGCAAACGAAATGAATCGTTATTACATACTTGATAAGAAGCTACAAAATGATTTTTTACTAAATATAGTCAGGTCACAAAAGAGACCATTTGCCAAGTGGGTTAAAGCTGAGAAAAGTGAAGATTTAGAATGTATAAAGCAAGTCTTTGGTTTCTCCAATACAAAAGCTCGTGAAGCTATTCGCTTGCTTAGCAAAGAACAAATCCAAAAATTAAAAGAACAAACCGACATCGGTGGATCAGGAAAGAAAAATGGTTGATTTGAGTAAGTTCGTTGAAGTGGTCTTCAATGAACCAGATGATTTTCTTAAAGTTCGTGAAACTCTAACACGAATTGGAGTATCATCTCGTAAAGAAAAAGTTCTTTACCAATCTTGTCATATTTTACATAAACAAGGACATTATTATATTGTCCATTTTAAAGAATTATTTGCCCTTGATGGCAAGCCTTCCAATATATCAGAGAATGATATACAAAGACGAAATGCTATTGCTAAACTATTAGAAGAATGGGGTCTAATTAAGATACTAAACCCTAAACTATTAGAAGACAATATTGCACCTTTACACCAGATTAAGATTATTGCATTTAAGGAAAAAGACGAGTGGGACTTAATTGCAAAATATAACATTGGTAAAAAACCACAAGAATATTAGTCAACTTGACTAAATATGTCCGTGATGCCTTCGGGGTCACATTTTTGAAAACTTGCTTATTTTTAAGGAGAAAGCTATGACATTAAGTCGTTTAACACCATTATATCATACCACACTAGGTTTTGAAAATCTCTTTGATGAGGTTGAGAAACTATTAAATTCAGACTTTAAAACAACCACAACCACATTTCCACCACATAACATTCTAAAACTAGATGATAATCATTATGTTGTAGAATTAGCTGTGGCAGGCTTCAGTAAAGATGATATTGAAGTATCTGTAAATGATGGCGAATTGGTTATTAAAGGCAACAAAGAAGACAAAGCCGAATCAGGCGAATACCTACATAGAGGTATAGGTCTTCGCTCTTTCACCAAGACTTTGCGTATCGCTGATACTGTTGAAGTAAGAGGTGCAGAGTATAAAGATGGTATTCTTCGTGTAGGTTTAGAGAATATCATTCCTGACCATAAGAAACCTCGTAAGATTGAAATTGGTAAAGAATTAAATTTCTATAAACCAGAACTTCTTACAGAGGATAAAAAAGCAGCTTAAAGGATGGAGGCTTCGGCCTCCACCTTTCTTATTAATGATTGGAGTATATTATGTTTGGTTCTGACAAGAACTTTAAAATGCCAAAAACTGTCAAAAGATTGATGACAAGTTTTGGTGGTAGGACAAGAATTGAGTTTAAACATGCGATGATTAGAGCAATCGTGACGGCAGTTAAAGCGCCACCACCTAGACGAGAACGAAATCAAAGAGAAGATAAGGACCAATAAAATGGATTTAAAACAAAAACTAAGCGCAAACTTTTCATTAAATGAATTGATAAAGAGTGAAACCGCTCTTCGCAATGGTTTAGATAATACTCCAACACAAGAAGTTGTGGATAATTTAAGAACATTATGTGAGAATGTTTTACAACCAGTCCGTGAAGGATATGGTGTTGCAGTTAAAGTTAATTCTGGTTATAGAGCACCAGATGTTAATGCAGCTGTAGGCGGTTCAAGAACATCTGACCATTGTAAAGGTCAGGCAGCAGACATTGAAATTCCAGGTGTACCTAATGCTGAATTAGCAGAATGGATTAGGGACAATTTAGATTTTACACAATTGATTCTTGAGTTCTATACACCAGGCATTCCAGATTCTGGTTGGGTTCATGTGTCTTATGATGCCAATAATTTAAAGAAACAGGCATTAACAGCAGTAAAAGAAAACGGCAAAACAGTCTATAAGCCAGGATTGATTGCCTAGTTTAAGCAGATAAACAGTAGTAGTGGTTAATGATTTTCAGTAGTGACTTTTAGCTGAAAGTGTTATAAAATATGGATGTTAGATAATAATATCTAGCGATAAAACTCAAGTTAGACCTTTGTCAAAGTATCGGCATCTCTAACGATTTGGTTTATAAATTAAAACTTTATAAATCTAAGGAGAAATAACATGTGGACAACACCATCAGCTCAAGAAATGCGTTTTGGCTTTGAAGTGACCATGTATGTAATGAACAAGTAATATTGTTCTTACAACGCAAACCCCACTTCGGTGGGGTTTTTTATTTTGGAGTTTTATTGTGAATAGAATTACAGGATTTACCTGTTCTACCTTTGACTTGCTTCATGCAGGTCACATCCTCATGCTTCGTGAAGCAAAAGAACAATGCGATTATCTTATTGTAGGTCTACAAACTAATCCAGCTATTGATAGACCAAAAACCAAAAACAAACCAGTTCAATCAATTGTTGAAAGATATGTTCAACTTCAAGCTGTTAAATATGTGGATGAAATCATCGTATATGAAACAGAAAAAGACCTTGAAGATTTACTCATGTTTTTACCATTGAATAAAAGATTCATTGGTGAAGAATATCACGGTAAAGAATTCACGGGCAAGCAAATTTGTGTTGACCGTAACATAGATATAATATACAATTCAAGGACACATCGTTTTAGTTCTACTGAGCTTCGTCAAAGAACCTATCAATACGAATTAGATAAGAAAGCATAATGGCATTCCTAGTCCACAGTTTACCACCAATTCAATGTTTTGTTAAGAGAGAATTTCTATATGACTTTGAAAAGGGTCATGGTGAATACGAGCCTTGCATTTGGATTTCAATGAAGTGCATTAAGAATCAAGCGTTTCGTATTGAAGCACTATTGCCCAACTATGGCGCCATTTATGATAAACTTCCTTTACATGCTTTTGTATCAAGGCAAATAGACCTTAAAAATGCAACATTACCTTTGGATTACTTGCAAATTTGGGACTGTTTGAGTTATAATTTTACTGTCATTGAAAAAGATAATTTACGCATGTTGAAATGTAAATTCTTGGACAAAGACAGAAAATGGCATTATGGTGAATATATGTTCACCGTAGATTTTTGCCAAAATGACCCTGGCTATTTGAATACAGGATTTTCTGAAACAGTAGAAGAACATAAGAGCTATAATTTTATTAAGTTGGATAACGGACAGTTTGCTGCTCAACCAAATAATAAAACATTGTTCTATGATGCTTCTCTGACAGTACCTGAATTTAAAACACCAGATTTTAAAATAGCAACAAAGTTGTATTCAGTAGAAAAAAATGCTAAACATTCTGCCAGAAACAACAATGATTTTTTCTATGACTTTAAGGAAAGAAAAGAATGAATACTCGTGAAGTAGCAAAGAAGTTGGCAATTGAACACAAAATGCCTCGTGCAGACCGTTATGACTTATTCTTCCGTGAATACGATAACATGGTTGAAGTTTTAGGATGGGTTCAGGATCCAAATTATGATATGAATGAATTTAGGGGCCGTGAGATGTTATACCCAAAAAGATGGGTTACAATCGGCGTTTTACCAGCAAGTTTAACAATTGGATTATAATATGAAATTAAAATTAGTTACATTTAAAACAACACAAACACTTATCGGTGAAGTTGATTGTAACGATAAGAATGAGATTATCATTAAACAACCTGTTCAGGTTATTGTTCAACCAACAAAAGACGGTCCAGTCATGGGCTTTGCTCCATTTTTAGAGTTCGCCTCTGAATTCAAAACGGGTATTAAGATTTCAATGGATAATGTTCTATGCCTTACTGAGCCTGTCCGTGAATTAGAAAACCAATACAACAAAGTATTTGGTGCAGGTATTGAAATTGCCTCTGTTATTCCAAAAGTGTGATATACTCCTTGAATGTCAAATTATTACACAAGTGCCATAACTTTTGGCAATCACATTCTTTATCGTGGAATTTCCAACGGTCAACAAGTCAAGCGTAAAGTAGCTTATAAACCCACTCTGTATTTGCCATCTAAAAAGGTAACAGAGTGGAAAACACTTCACGGTGAATATGTTGACCCAATGCAATTTGAAAGTATTCGTGAAGCTCGTGACTTCGTAAAGAGATATGCTGAAGTAGATAACTTTAAGATATATGGTAATACCATGTATCAGTATGCTCTTATCGCTGAACAACATCCTGAAGAAATCATTGATTGGAAATATTCAGACCTCTGTATCGCTAACCTTGATATTGAGGTTGGTTCTGAAAACGGATTCCCCGAACCTAAATCTGCAAGTGAACCGCTTACAGCTATCACCGTTAAATTCTCTAATGACCCAATGTATTACACATTTGGTTGTGGTGTTTATGAAAAACACCGTGACGATGTTCAATACATTTTCTGTAAAGATGAATACACACTCATCAAAGAATTTCTAATTATCTGGCAACAGAAATCGCCACACGCCATGACTGGTTGGAACATTTATGGTTTTGATATACCATATCTTGTCAATAGAATATCAAGAATATCTGGTGAAGATGAAGCTAAGAAGTTATCGCCATGGAATGTTATCAATGCTCGTGAAGATACTTTATATAACCGAAAGTTTCAAATCTACGAGATTCTAGGATGTGTGACGCTAGATTATATGCGTTTGTTCCGTAAGTTTTCACCTAATCGTTCACAAGAATCTTATCGCCTTGACCATATTGCACAGACTGAAGGTGTTGGTCAAAAGATTTCATATAGTGAATATGATGGTCTCTATGATTTATATAAAAAGAATTATCAAAAGTTTATTGAGTATAACATACGAGATGTTGAGCTTGTTGAAAAACTAAATGCAAAAGGCCGCCTGATTGAAATGGCACTTACAATTGCTTATGATGCTAAAGTAAATTACGATGACATCTTTGCTCAAGTTCGTATGTGGGATACAATCGCACACAATTACCTACATCAAAAAAAGATTGTAGTTCCACCGAAGTTTGTATCTAAAAAGAATCAAGCTTATGAAGGCGCATATGTAAAAGACCCACAGATTGGTCTATTTAATTGGGTTGCTTCTTTTGACCTTAACTCACTCTATCCGCATTTAATGATGCAATATAATATTGCACCAGACACTATTATTGAACCAAAAGATTATACACCTAGAATGAGAGATATAATCGCACAAGGTGTTACAGTAGAAAAACTATTACAACAAAAAATTGATTTAAGTGAATTGAATGGCGTTACTCTTACACCAAATGGCCAATTCTTTAGAACAAACAAACAAGGTTTCTTACCAGAGATTTTGGAAAAGATGTATAATGACCGAACAAAATACAAAAATGCTATGTTGGATGCCAAAAAGAAATATGAAACAGCTACAACACCAGATGCTAAAAAAGAATATGGTGCGTTAATATCTCGGTATGCCAACCTACAACTCACTAAAAAAGAATGTTTGAATTCTGCTTATGGTGCTTTGGGTTCTGAATACTTCCGATTCTTTGATATACGCCAAGCTGAAGGTATTACTATGGCCGGTCAATTAAGTATTCAATGGATTGAAAGAAAGTTTAATGAGTATCTAAATCGTTTATTAAAAACAGAAAATAAAGATTTTGTAATTGCGATTGATACCGATTCAGTTTATCTTAATCTTGAACCATTGGTCAACTCTGTTTTCAAAGATACAAGTGACGCTAATAAAGTAATTGCTTTTCTTGATAAGATATGTGAAGAAAAGTTTCAACCATTTATTGATAAATCATATCAAGAGTTGGCGGATTATGTTCACGCTTATGACCAGAAGATGAAAATGAAGCGTGAGAATTTGGCAGACAAAGCTATCTGGACAGCCAAGAAACGATATATTATGAATGTATATAATTCAGAAGGTGTTCAGTATGCTGAACCACAAATTAAGATTACGGGTCTTGAGGCAATTAAATCATCTACACCAACAGCCTGCCGTGACAAGATTAAAGAAGCTCTACATATTATTATGACAGGTAATGAAAGTCAATTACACACAATGATTGAAAACTTCCGTGATGAGTTTAAGAAAATGCCAGTTGAAGATATTGCCTTTCCACGGTCTATGAATGGTTTAAGTGAGTATAGAGATTCTAAACATATATGGGCTAAAGGCACACCAATTCATGTTCGTGGTGCTTTGGTTTATAATCATATGCTTGAACAATTAAATATATCTAAACAATATCAGAAGATTCAAGACGGTGAAAAGATTAAGTTTATCTATTTGCGTGAACCAAATATCTTTAAAACTGACATCATTTCATTCGCAAGTAAAATGCCTAATGAATTCCGTGTTGATGAGTTTATTGATTATGAAACACAATTTCAAAAGTCTTTTGTTGACCCATTACAAATTATTTTAACATGTATTAATTGGAATGCTGAGAGAACGAATTCGTTGGAGAGTTTCTTTGGCTGATATACGAATTATCAAAACAGGTATTAATGTTTCTAAAATCAAAAAGCAACTTGAAGAATTTGCTGATGATTGGAATGGTCAAAAAAGTGTGGCGAATACAAGTCAATTAGACCCACACGAATACATTATTAAAGCTGGTGTATTACAATTAGTTATGGGTGCAGTTAATCACCCAAGTGAATTTGTTTATAATACCGAATTGTGTGTGCAAACGCCAGCTTATGAACATCATACCGAAGTTATTCGCTTTCTTAAAAGGCATTTTCATAAATTTAGCCGATGTGGTTTCTTATCGTTACCTGTTGGTGAAATAGTAGGCACACATATTGACCAAGGCAGTTATTACTTAACCAAAGATAGATACCATCTTTCCATACAAGGCCGATATAAGTACCATTGTGGTGATGACGAAGTGATTGTAGAACCAGGCACACTTCTTTGGTTTGATAATAAAAAGCCACACGGTACCGTAAATGTTGGTGATGAAACAAGAATCACTTTTGTATTTGATGTGCCTCATCATAAAAATAATCCATAACGGTAAACAATAATAAAACACTTGACATACACACTTGATATACTGTATAATACGATATAAACAATTGAGGAGTTTGCATGAGCATACTAGATAAATTAAAAAAGAATTCTACTATCAAAGAGAGTTCTGTTCTTTCCAAATCAAAGTTCTTCACCGAAAAAGATATGATTCCTACCGATGTGCCAATGGTGAATGTGGCATTATCGGGTCGCCTTGATGGCGGTCTAACACCAGGCCTTACAATGTGGGCAGGTCCATCTAAACACTTTAAGACAGCATTCAGTTTGCTTATGGCAAAATCTTACATGGACAAATATCCAGATGCCGTTCTTTTATTTTACGATTCAGAATTTGGTACACCAGTAAAATACTTTGAAACATTCCAAATTGATATGGAAAGAGTATTACATACACCGTTGACTGATATTGAACAATTAAAGTTTGATATTATGCAACAACTACAAGAAGTAAACCGTGGCGATAAATTGATTATTGTGTTAGATTCAATTGGTAATTTGGCATCTAAAAAAGAAGTTGAAGATGCTCTTGAAGGCAAATCTGTGGCAGACATGTCACGAGCAAAACAAGTTAAGTCCTTGTTCCGTATGGTCACACCACACTTAAACCTTAAAGATATTCCAATGGTTGTAGTGAATCACACTTACAAAGAAATTGGTATGTTCCCTAAAGATATTGTTGGTGGTGGCACAGGTTCTTATTATTCTGCTGATAACATTTATATCCTTGGTCGTCAACAAGAAAAAGACGGCACAGAGATTGTAGGCTATAACTTTATTATCAATGTAGAAAAATCAAGGTATGTAAAAGAAAAGGCGAAGATACCAATTGCCGTTTCATTTGAAGGCGGTATTCAAAAGTATTCTGGCCTTGTAGATATTGCAATTGAAGGTGGGTTTATTTCTAAACCAAGTCCTGGTTGGTATGCAAAGATTGACCGTAAGACCGGTGAGATTGGTGACCGTGTTCGTTTTGAAGCTACACAAACAGACGAATTCTGGAAAGACCTAATCAATGGTGATGACTTTAAGGAATATGTAAAGAGAAAATATGAAATCGCTTATAGTAGCATTATGGGAGAAGGTGCAGAATCTCCTGTGGTGGAAACAGAAGATGAAGAAGTATAAAGAAGGTATTGATTACCAATTTATAGACTTCAACGATTCAGAGCTTACAGGTATTGGACTTCTTATAGATGGTTATAAAGGAGTCCTTTATCATTACCATAAAGCTAGAGTTGTAGAAGAAGGTGAAATTGCCAGATTACAGTTTGGTTATACCATTGTAAATCCAGGTGAACACGACATTGACACCTTGACAAATGATGAAAAATTTCATACCATTATGGGTGACATCTTATCAGAAATATTATTGACGAAACAAACACACGATGAACAGACTAGAACAGACGATACTCAAGAACCTGATTTACAATGATGAATACACACGAAAAGTTTTACCATTTATTCGTGCAGAGTATTTTTCAGATAATAATGAGCGTTTAGTATTCCGTGAAGTATTTGAATTCATTCACAAATACAAAAATCCACCAACACACGAAGCTCTTGTAATTAACTTTACAGAAAAGAAAACACTCACAGACGCTGAGGTATCTGGTGCGATTGACCTTCTCAAAGAAATTAACCTTGTTAAAAATGAGCCAACTGAAACACAATGGCTTATTGAACAAACTGAAAAGTTTTGCCAAGACAAAGCTATCTATAATGCCATTATGGAATCTGTTGGCATTCTTGACGATAAAAATGGTAAAAAAGCTAAAGGTGAAATACCTAAACTATTAAGTGATGCTCTTGGTGTTACATTCAATAACAATGTTGGTCACGATTATATTAATGATTCAGATGCTCGTTATGATTCATATCATCAAGTTGAATCTCGTGTTCGGTTTGACCTAGATTTATTCAATAAGATTACCAAAGGCGGTCTTCCAGTTAAAACATTGAATATTGTTTTGGCGGGAACTGGTGTTGGTAAATCTCTGTTTATGTGTCACATGTCAGCGGCTGCTCTTGCACAAGGTTTGAATGTATTGTATATCACTATGGAAATGGCCGAAGAAAAGATTGCAGAGCGTATTGATGCTAACTTGCTAAACATCAATCTAAATGAACTTCATACCATTTCTAAAGATGATTATAGCCGTAAGTTTGAAACAGTAAAAGCAAAGACTAACGGTAAATTAATTATCAAAGAATATCCAACGGCAGCCGCTTCTGTATTACATTTCAGAGCTCTAATCAATGAACTTCAACTTAAAAAGAACTTTACACCTCATATTATATTTGTTGATTATCTCAACATCTGTACCTCAGCACGAGTTAAACCTGGTGCTAATGTGAATACTTATTCTTATATCAAGTCAATCGCTGAAGAACTTCGTGGTTTGGCTGTAGAGAATAATGTACCAATTGTGTCCGCAACCCAAACAACAAGGTCAGGTTTTACAAACTCCGATCCTGGCCTTGAGGACACTTCTGAATCTTTTGGTTTACCAGCAACCGCTGACTTTATGTTTGCTTTGGTGACCAATGAAGAACTTGAAGGACTAAACCAAATCCTTGTCAAACAATTAAAGAATCGGTATTCTGACCCTAGTTATTATAAACGATTTGTAATTGGCGTTGATAGAGCAAAGATGAGATTGTATGACGCTGAAGTGTCAGCACAAAACGACCTTGCTGATTCAGGCCAAGTAGATGATAAACCATTGAACAGTTTTGGCAATCGTGAAAGAAGTTATAATAATAAATTTGAAGGGTTTAAGGTTTGAGTTTAACTAAAGAACAAGCTGTTCATTGTGCCAATGTATTTTCAAATTACTTTGACCGATTTCAAAGAATTGATGATTACATTCGTGACCAAAAACTAAACAGTCTTTCAGATAGACCTATTGTTTTACCTGGTATGGGACCAGAAGAAGATTTGTTTTCTGATTTTACCATACATCCAAATGATATGGACTTTGAACTTGTGGAATTACCACAAGATAATTGGGACATATATCTCAATATGATTTCATCTCACTCTAATATGACCAGTATTCCAGGTCGTTGCTTGAGATTGGCTGTATTAGAAAAGAATACTAAAAAGTGGGTTGGTTTTATTCGTCTTGGTTCTCCAGTTATCAATATGAAACCTCGTAATGAAATGCTTGGCGGTGTATTTACTCAAACTCCAGAATCCGCCAAGTCTTTCAATCAAACATCTATTATGGGCTTTGTGATTGTGCCATCTCAACCATTTGGGTTTAATTACCTTGGTGGTAAATTATTGGCAGCTATTTGTTGTTCTCATTGGGTTCGTGAAAAGTTAAATGCCAAATATGATATGAATACTTGTTTGTTTGAAACCACAAGTCTATATGGTTCATCTAAATCATCATCACAATATGATGGTATGAAACCGTATTTAAGATTCAAAGGTTTAACCGATTCTGATTTCTTGCCAATGATGCACGGTAAACCCTATGAAGACCTCAAAAATTATGTTGAAAATATCCTTGGTGAAATCGTACCAGCTGACGCTTCAAGTCGTAAGCTAAAAATATCTAATAAAATCATATCTTTGACTAAACAGGCTCTCAAAGGTGAACCTGAATATCAAAAGTTTATGACAACCATCACTAATGCCTTGAACCTAACAGAGAAGAAAAGGTATTATGCCTCTAATTATGGGTTCTCTAACTTTGCCGATGTAGTTATGGGCAAGACAGATAAACTCATTCCTGATAAAGAAAACTATGATAAACACCATCTGGACGCTATTATAGACTGGTGGAAACGCAAGGCAACTACAAGGTTTGAATCACTACAAGCAGAGAATAGAATAAGAACGGAGATTGAAGTTTGGACCTCTGGCAAAGAACTTGACATCATTCGGTAATTGTGTTAGCATAAATACTGTATGGCTATCAAATACCTAACAGGCGGACAACAAACAACGGTCAATTCTACTATTACAGAATTGTTTCCTGCCCTTTGTTTTAATAATGGTTTCAAACCAAGAACACCGCAAGCCCTTGAAGATTATATTCGTTCAGTTGATTTGAAGACACCTAAATCAAGAAAATCATTTGTAACTGAAAGTAATCTAAAGGCTGGTAAAGAATTTGTAGTATTGATGGATAGAATTCGTCCAGAAATGCGAACAGAAAAAATACAAAACGCATATGCTATTCTACAATACCTTTATGATATGCACAAAGAAAGACCTATTGATAAAGTCGTTTGGGGTTATCGTGAAAAACCACAAGGTATACCAAGTAATCATGCAGGTGATGTTTTTGTTTTCTTCAAAGATAAAACGAAAGCGCCAAAAAGTATAGGGGTTTCATTGAAGGCTGGTTCTGAAACATCAGCGGAACCTAAACTAAACAGTTATGTTAAAACTACATTAACAAAATCAATGTGGTTAAAATCAGCACCTAAAGCTGTACCAGAATTAAAGAGAGAGCTTTGGAAAAATGTGTATTCAAAAATACCTGGTTTACCAAAGTCAGTAACAGTTGATAATTATTTTGTGAGTGTTGGTACAAAAGATGCTACAAAAGTAAATCCAATACTCATTGAAAAACTCATAGAATTCTTTGAAGCTGATCCAAAACAATTTGATGTATTATATGGCATTATGAATAAAACATGCCGTGAAAAGTTATGTTCAGTTATCAATAAAGATTTGAAAGCAACTAAAGATTGGATTAATCAAGAGTTTAGACTTGAGAAAAAAGATGTAGAAGTTCCATTAATTCTCGTTAAAGCTATTCGTGATAAGTATAAAGTTGCTGGCGATCCTTTAGTTGAGATATTACCAAAAGTTATAAAGGCCAAAGCGTATCTAAATAAACAATCAGTCCAAGAATGGTTTATTGATTTATCAACAAAAAAAGAAACAGTAACCCTATTGATGACAATACGAAGTGATTCAGAATTTAGAAGAGCAAAACCAAAAGGTAAATTAGGTTCATTCGTAGGACTTAAATTACTCTATCGTGGAATTAAGAAATGAATTTTACAGATTACCTAGAAGAATCAAAAGAAGGAAAGAATGTTCATCTTGAACACATAGAAGATGAAGTTCTTAATCGTGGTGTAGCCGGCACTCGTGATTCAATTAATTTTCTCCGGTCATTACGAGATATGTTGGCAGGCCATGCTGAATCTAAAGTGAATGTCACTACAAAATGGGACGGTGCACCTGCGGTGTTTTGTGGTGTTAATCCAGAAAATGGTAAATTCTTTGTAGGAACTAAAGGTGTTTTTGCGAAGAATGCTAAATTAAATTATACAGATAAAGATATTGACAACAATCATCCGGCTGAAGGGCTCAATAAGAAACTTAAAGTTGCATTAAGATACTTACCAAAACTTGGTATCAAAGGTGTCTTACAAGGTGATATGATGTTCACTAAAGGTGATTTGAAGAATGAAACTATTGACGGCACAAGCTATATTACATTTCAACCAAATACGATTGTGTATGCTGTTCCTGTTGATTCTAAACTAGCACAGATGATGTCAGCCGCACAAATTGGTATTGTGTTTCATACTTCATACACAGGCAAAGCATTAGAAGATATGAAGGCCTCATTCAACATTGATATTAATAATTTAACAACAACCAAAGATGTTTGGTTCCGTGATGCTTCTTTTGTAGATGCTTCAGGCACAGCTACATTCACCGAACAAGAAACAAAACAAATTACATATATTCTTTCTGACATTGGTAATCTATTCAGAGGAATTAATCCTGTGGTGCTAAATAGAATAGCAACATCGGATGTTATCAGAACACAAATTAAAACATTTAATAATTCTAAAGTAAGAGCTGGAGAAGTTATTACGGATACAACAAAACATGTCCGTGAATTAACTCGCACCATTGAAGATAAACTTAACAAAGAAATAATTGCAGCTAAATTAGATAAGACCAAACAAAAAAGAATAGCAGAAAAATCAGAATTGATGAGGTTCTATCGTAATAACGCCACAGAATTAAAAAAGATATTTGATATTCAAAATGGTTTAGTTGAAGCTAAATCAATGATTATTAAAAAGTTACAACAGATTCGTCAAGTCACAGGAACATTCCTCAAGACTGACAATGGTTTCAAAGTTACAAACGCAGAAGGGTTTGTAGCGGTAGATAAATTACAAGGCAACGCAGTTAAACTGGTTGACCGATTAGAATTCTCTCAAGCAAACTTTAACGCTCAAAAGGCATGGGACAAATAAAATGGCATATGATTTAACCAAAATATTACAAGAATATGGTGACAACGACTTTGGCTTTACAGCTGTTGATGAAGCAGAATACAACGCTGTTATTGCACAGAAAGATGAAACAGTTGAAGAATATAAATCAAGACTTCAACAAGTAGAAAAGATTGTGATGCCTCTTTTAATTAATTTATTAAAGACAGCAGACCAACCAATCATCAAATGGCCAAATCGCAAACCTATTTTAGAAGCACAAATTCAAAAGATAGTTACACTTACAAGAGATTAAGATGAAATCATTCTACGGTTTTATTACTGAAGAATTCAAAGATGGTGGTTTAACCATATTTGATATAGATGATACTTTGTTCAAAACAACGGCTCGTGTCACGGTTAAAAAAGGTAATAAGGTTGTTAAGAGATTAGACCCACACTCATACAATACTTATCAATTAAAAACGGGTGAAGAATTTGATTTCAAAGAGTTTCGTGATGCTGAAAAGTTTTATAATGAATCTAAACCTATCAAAGGTATGATGGCAAAAGCTAAAGCCATTCTAAAGAATACTTTGAAAAACGAATTAAGTCGTGTCATTATTGTAACAGCACGAGATGATTTTGATGACCGTGAAAAGTTTTTAGATACATTCCGCAAATATGGTTTTGATATTGACCGAGTTCGTGTTGAGAGAGCTGGTAAAATCAAAGATATTCGTAGCACAGCTATATCAAAAATGGTTATCATCCGCAACTATCTAAATACCAAGCAGTTTTCAAGAGTAAGGTTGTTTGATGATTCAACTGAAAATC